TGGGCGGACAATCGTGGTAAAATGGTTCGTAATGAAAACATTTCTTCATTCAAAGCTCATCAGTGGGCTATTGACGCCTGGAATGTAGCAAAAGCTGCCGCCCAAGCTGAAGAAATGGCAAAGCAACAAGCTGCCCAATCTGGCGGCACTGGCGCTGGCCCCACCGTAATCTAATGTTGCAGATCAAGGCCATCACGCTGGGTAAGCTATCAGGGTCTATTTATGATTTCCCTGATGTCGGTGATGCGTTGCCCATGCACTCGCATGGCGAAGCCGATGTGCATATCACTGTGGTGGCGCGTGGCAGCTTCAGGGTGCATGGCAACGGGTGGGAGCGGGTTCTGAAGGCTGGTGATGTTGCCGATTGGCAGCCAAATGACCCGCATGAATTTATCGCGTTAGAAGGCAATTCTCGCATTGTGAACATCATCAAGGGTTGATCTATGTCTCTCTTCGCAAAAGTCCTCGCCAACACCCTGCACCACGAAGGTGGCTGGTCGGATCACCCCAAAGACCCTGGCGGCGCCACGATGAAGGGTGTCACCATGAAGACCTATTCGGACCACCTTGGCCGCCCTGCCATGAAGGATGAGCTGCGGTGCATTCCTGACAATCACCTGGAGGCCATCTACCGCAAGGGCTACTGGGACAAGGTGCGCGGCGATGAGCTTGCTGAGATTTCGCCTGGGCTTGCTGCATGCGTTTTTGACTTCGCCGTGAACAGCGGCCCAGGTAGGGCTGCCAAAGCCCTCCAGAGCCTCTGTGGGGCCGTTACGGACGGCGCCATAGGCCCCAATAGCCTAAAGCAGGTAAAGGCCTGGGTGGATATATTAGGCCCCCAGAAGGCTGTGGATGCGTATCAGGCTTACCGGCAGCATTACCTGGAAAGCCTAGATACGTTTGCCACCTTCGGTAAAGGCTGGACCCGGCGCATTGAAGAAATGACCGCCTTTGGTAAGGATCACGCCTGATCCTTTAATAGCGTCCTGCGCAATGTAAGGTTCTGCTGCGCCCGGATGTCACTGTTGCACCAGGACCAGCACTGGCCATTGTCGTCCTGAAAGCAGACCCAGACCAAATCTGCTTCCGGTCCGTAATCAATAATCAGGTGCGCCCAGGCGTTACCCTTGGGTGTGACCACTGGGATCGGCGGGTTTAATTGCTTAATCATGGTTTCTTTCCAAAACGGATGCCACGTTTTCAACGGCGCGCATCATGTCTGACAGCTTGACTTGAAAGACCCCTGCGATCTTTAGGATGTTGCCGAAGGTCGGCGCGCAGTGACCGCGCTCCCATGCGCATACGCCAGCGCGGGTGACTTCGCACCGCTTGGCCAAATCCGCTGTGGACCAGCTTCTGCGGCGACGCTCAATTTTAAGCATCATCGCAAAGGCCCTAGTGTATAGATCGTCTCGTTTCTGTGGCATTGTTACCGGGCGCTTATTTGGCGTGAGGTGCCGGTGATGACCTCAAAGGGGTTGATGCTTCGGCTGCTTTTGCAGGGGCCGCACAGGCGGTTGTGCGATCCTTCGGAATCAAAGGTCTTCCGGCAGCACATGCACGGTCTAGGGGTCAGCGTGGGCTTGGTTTTTGAGGCTGTGCATATGAGGGTATCACTCATCTTTCTTCCCCCTTTGCAGCACCGCATCAATGCGCTGCACGATTTCCACATCGTTTTCAAAGTCTCGCATGATGTGCGGGTATTTCTTGCGGTGCGGGTGCGCGTGTTCAATAAAGGCGGCGAGATCACATCGCGCTTCGTAAAGCAGCCCCTCCAATTCCGTCACGCGCGCCCGCAGCGCATCACGCTCGGCGGCTAGGGATCGGAAGGCGGCGGCGGAGTTGCCGGAGAACTTGTCATTAATAATGCGTCCGCCGCATGGGTCGCTATAGGTAACGAAGCCCGTAAACGGGTCTTTATAGCTAAATGTTGCATCCAGCGTCACCGCCAGCCGTTCCGCTTCTTCCGTAGTGATGGTCATTCTTTCCTCCAAAATCGAACGCCACCTTCGACAACGCGAGACACAAAACGGCGTCCAGGGTGGGTCTTGATGTGGTATGCAATAGCGCCTGTTATGCCAGCCCGTGTTTGTGCGGGTGTCCTCCCATTCTCCACAGGCACAAAAAAACTGTCCCCCACGGCCATATCTTTAAACGGATATATAGCTTTGCGCCCTGAGTTTGAGTTGCCATAGCCATATCCCCTATCGGGGATCGGGATGCCGCTTTCGATTTCAATTGTCTCGGTCATTTCTCGTCTTCTCTTTCTGTTGTGTTAGTGAGACTGCCAAACTGCACATAAATTAAAACCCCAAATTGCGTGCCTGTCATTATGAGCGCGAAAAAAACTGCGGGGTCAGCCGGTAAACCAAAGACATACATCGCGGCTTTGGTGAGGGCGTAAACCCAAGCAATCAGCATAAGGGGTGACAAAAACCAAAAGACCCCGTAAATGATATCCTTCATTTATTTCGTGCCTCCAATCGCTTCGATTTTAATTGGCTGCCCATCACCGCCAGTCCCTCCGAATCTGCCGAGCTTCTGCGCGGTATTGGCTGGCGATCTGCAAATTGATCTGCCCGATATCAGGGAAAAACTTTACCAGCTTCATCCCCACACGGTGCAGCTTCCATGCCCGCTGGATAATTTCCCGGCGGCGTTCAAGCGCCTCATCGCGTTCCATTTCGTAGCGGTTCCAATCATCGGTAGCCTGTTGATCCTGCATGTCGATCAGGATGTCTTTCCACGCGCCCATGGCTCAGCCCTCCCGGCGGGCGTTGGCGGCGTCAATGTCGCGGCGGAAGGCGCCGTTCACGCGATCATCTTCTTCCCGGTCGACCGCGCGGGCCACCAGCTCGCCAAGCAGGTCGCGAGTGGAATTGATCAGGTCGTCGTATTCTTCGGTGCGGTAGAATTTACGCTGTTCCAGGAGGCGGGCCAGGAAGGTCTGAGCGGCAAACACCGCGCTTTCCGCGACGGCGATCTGAGGGTGATCATCAGCCTCGGCCAGGCGGTCCAGCTTGGATTTGATTTCGCCTTCGAGGTTAAAATTGTAAATGCTCATTTTAATCTCCATCTAAATCGGCATCGGCGCCGTGCAATCCTTATATCGTCGCACCATGCGACTGTCAACAATATCTTTCAAAAAAAACAAAAAAAATGGCGACACCCCTCTGCCGCCATTTAACCCATTACAAATGCTGGGTTTTAGTACCTGTAATTACGGCTCCCCCGCGCTGCATTCTGCTGCTTAAAGCGCGGTTCGTCCTCAATGTGCTGCGCTTCGCCATCAAAATGCAAGCTTACCTTTCCGATATGGTCGGTATTGATAATCAATTCGCCGCGATCCCGCCAGCCCAGCTTCTCGCCCGTGTGCTTGTCGGTCAGGTAATAGAATTGCCGGATCACCACAAAGGCCTGATCATTCAGCACCGCGCAGAAATCGGCCAGCGTTTCCGCCTCATGATCCCCCGTGACCTGATGAACCAAATTGGCAGAAGATCCTGTTGGCATGTGCATCGTGATCAAAAATCGCGTCATCTCAAAATACCCTCTTGCAATCTGTCAAAATGACAAATAAGATCTGCGGCCATGGAACAGCCGACCACCCGCGATATTATTGATGCCCTCGGTGGCGTCAACCATGTCGCCAACAAAATCTGCGTTGAACGCCAGATGGTGGACAACTGGATGAGGCCCACGCGCGGCATCGCCGCCAGCTATTGGATTGACATCCTTGAGCTGGCCCGGCGCCAGGCCATCAAATGGATTACGCCTGCCGTCTTAAAGCGGGCCAGGGGTTCGTACTCAAGGAAAATCTATGAATCCCTTTGAAACTCACGGCATCAAGCACCTGTCGCCAAGCAGCTTGAATACCTTTGCTGCCGAGCCTGCTATGTGGGTGCTTCAGAAGCTTGCCGGTAAGCAGACCCCGGCAGGCTATGCCGCCCATCGCGGCACGGCTTCAGAATCGGGCATCGTGGCCGGGCTGCTCCACCCCGACATGCCTGTCGTTGAAGCGCAGCAGATTGCCCTGGCAGAATTTGACAAGCTGTCGGCCTTTAACAAGGAGGCGAAGGCGGTGAAGGAACGGGCGGGCATCCCAGGTATTGTCGAGCAGGGCATTAAGAAACTGCGTGTCGCAGGCATCCCTGACGAAATCCAGCACCGTATAGACGTACGACTAGACGGTATTGACATCCCCTTTATGGGCTTTGTGGATGTGGGCTGGACCAAGCATGGCATCCGCCTGGACATCAAATCCAAGCTGCGCATGCCAAGCGACATAGAGCAGCCCCACCGCCGTCAAGTCGGGCTTTACATCCACGGCACGAATTGCACCGGTCGCGTGGCTTATTTCACGCCAACACAAGAGATGGTGTTCGCTCTGGAAGAGGCGCCACGATATGTAGAAGAGTTGCGTCAGATTGCAATTCGGTTGCAGAATTTCCTGGCACTGAGCGATGATCGCGAAAAGTTGATCCGCTCATGTGTGCCAAACTACGGGAGTTTTTACTGGTCCGACGCTTACACGCGAGGGCTTGGTAAGGAAGTTTTCGGGCTCTGACCCGAAAGGCGGTGCAGCGCTTTCTGCACATTTAAACGAGGTATCCGATGTCTACGCAAGTCACAGTCAACAACGTCCGTCTGGCCTACATGCACCTGATTGAGCCGCATGCGGCTGCCGAAGGCGCAGACCCAAAGTATTCCGTGACCATGATTATTCCGAAGGCGAACACCGACGCGGTGAACGCAGTGAAGAACGCCATGGTGGCGGCTCGTGATTTGAAGTGGGGGAAAGTTCCGCCGAAGGGCCTTCGTTCGCCGCTTCGCGACGGCGACGAGAAGGATGAAGAGGGCAATTTCATTCGCCCCGAGGAGTTTCGCAATTCCTACTATGTTGGCGCGTCTTCCAAGCGCCCTGTTGATGTGAAAATTGTGATGGGCGGCAAGATCGTCAACTGCCCGCAGGAACACATGGTCAGCGGTTATTACGGCAGCGTTCAGGCCAATTTTTACGGTTATGACGCGGCTGGCAATAAAGGCGTGTCAGCGGGCCTGAATGGTGTGATGATCACGAAGCGTGGCGAGCCGCTGGGCCGCAAGACTGAATGGGATGACGCATCTAAGGCTGGCGCCGAGGACTTCGGCGGCGTGTCTGCTCCGGTTGCGAAAGTGAGTGGTTTTGACGCCCCTGACAAGGACATCCCATTCTGATTTGATATTCACTACCCCCCCCCGGTCCAAGTGGCCGGGGGATTTCTGATCCTTAAACGGGAGGGCCAAATGGCCGTAGAATTATCGGACGAACAGGAAGCCGCCTTTGCGGCTATGGTTGATTTTTACAAAAACAGGCGCGGTTTTTCATTTGTGCTGCACGGTCTGGCCGGAACAGGCAAGACAACCGTGTTAGCGAAACTTGCTCGTCAATTCCCACATGCGATGCTCTGCACCCTTACTGGGAAAGCAGCGTCAGTCTTGCGTTTAAAGACCGAGCTGGGTGCGACGACCATTCACGCCGCCTTCTATACGCTGAAGGAGAAAATCAAAGACAAGAAAGGTCGAGACAAGCTGATCTTCGGTGAGCAGCACGAAGAAGGCGCTCTGGAAGGCGGCCTGCTGCTGCTGGATGAGTGCAGCATGGTGAACGAAACCATGGCTCGTGACATATTGAGGGCCGGGGTGAGGATTATCGCCAGCGGCGATCCAGGTCAGCTTCCTCCTGTCGAAGGCAAACAGTTCTTCAAGGAGCCGAATTTCACGCTCAAGACAATTCACCGGCAGGCTTTGGAGAGCCCGATCATCAGGCAAGCTCATGCCGTCAGGGTCGGGGGGAATTACAGCGCAGACGGCGAGAATTTTAGGGTTGCGCGACACGGCGAATTGTCGGCGGACGACAAGCTCTCGGCAGATATCGTGTTGGTCTGGACCAACGCCACCAGGAAGGCTGTAAACCGCCACATGCGGGAATTGCGGGGCTTGAGCATGATACCCCACCCGCAGCCGGGCGAGCCTGTTGTGTGCCTCAGAAACGCGCCGGAATATGGGGTGTTCAATGGGGGTATTTATATTCTGGCGGAGCCTTTCATGGAAGGCGACACAACCATCGTTTTAGAAGTGGAAGGCAGCATCGTTCACATTGATGATGTGAATTTTGAGGGGGTCAGATCAGGCCTTCTCCACAGCGTGAAAGCCCGCACTTGGTTTGATTTTGGCTATTGCATCACCGTGCATAAAAGCCAGGGTTCCGAGTGGTCAAACGTGATCTTGATCGACGAATACCGGCGGAGAGAAGAACGCAAAGAATGGCTGTATACGGGGATCACCCGCGCAGCGAATAAAATTACAATTGTTCGCTGAGGAATCGGCCAATGAATATAAATTCAGGGCTAAAGCCCAATACTGACGCTATGTATGATGCGCTCTCCTTTTGGTTCAAGGAATGCTACCGGGGGCAGTTGGAGATTGGTTGGCGTGATCCAACAACCGGCATTCTCAATAAGTTCAAGCGTTTTGAATTGGACCAGATTGAGGAATTGACGGCCTTCGCGGCAGACATAAATCAGCGGCCCGGTGCCAATATGTATTTCAGGGTCTGCACCCTGAAAGATATGCCCGGCCCGACCACGGATGAGCATTTCTGGCTGACGCCTGGGGCGCATGCTGACCATGACGCCGCGCAGAGCGTGGGCTTACTCCAAGACACGCCCCTGGCCATAAAGCCAGCCTTCCTGATCGTCACTGGCCGTGATCCTGCGATCAGGGCGCAGTCTTTCTGGTCAATATCTGAAGGCATGGCCTCGCCATCCATCATCAGAGATATCAACAAAAAGCTGGCCATTCACTTCAAGGCCGATCCGGCGGTGGTCAACCCAACACGCCTGATGCGCCTTCCTGGCAGCGTGGCGTGGCCAGTCAAAAAAGGCCGCACCAAGCCCGAAATGACTGAGCTTCTTTGGCCCAACGATAAGCGTCAGGGCCGGTATCCGCTGCACTTTATCCAGCATGCGGTGAAGGACATCATAGACCCGAGTAAGCCGCCTGAATTGCCGGAGCAGTCGCAGCAGGCGACGGAAACGGCAGAAACGCATGAAACCTCCCCCCCAGGTTCCGAGCAGTGGGCGCCGCCGGTACGCCAGCATGCCCCAATCAGTCAGCTTATTGACGCGACTAAGCAGGACGGCACATGGCATAATTCCGTGCTTAGGCTGGTGGGAAGCTGGATCAACAGGGGCCTTTCGGACAAGGAAATCCACCTCTTTGCGCCAGCCCTGACGCGGCCTGGTTATACGCTGCGTCAGACGCACGAAGAAATCCAAAAGATGATTGAGGGGGCGCGGCAGAAATGGCAGTTGCCAGATCGCGACCCTTTTGCTGACGCCGCCCCGCCAGCCGAAAAGCAGGGCATCTGGACCGACGACAGTGACGACCTGGACGATATCCCGCAGCGGCCATGGCTGGTGCCTGGGATCGCCCTGCGCGGTGCTGTCACCCTATTGTCGGGCCAGGGCGCGGGCGGCAAATCATCATTCGTCGTGGGCCTGACCACCTGCATGGCGGCAGGCGTGGCATACGGCAAGATCGTGCCGGTGAAGGCGTTGCGCCCCGCCAATTACAATGTGGAAGACGACCGGGACGAGCAGCGCAGGCGCTACGCGGCCTTCCTGGGCGCAATTGGCCACATAGACCGGTCAGCCATTAGGAACGTGATCAGGATCGGCCCAGAGGGCGTGGGAACCCTGTTTCAGCGCGACCCTGACACCGGGGTGGTGACGCCCACAAAGGCCATGGAAGACCTGAAGGCCCTGGTGGCAGAACAGCAGATCGACTGCGTGATTGTTGACCCCCTGGCGGAGCTGCATAACGCCGAGGAGAACGACAACACCGCCATGAGAAGCATCCTTGCGGCCTTCCGAGGCTTTGCCAAGGAAACGAATGCCGGGGTGATGGTGCTGCACCATGACCGGAAGGGCGTGGGGATTGCCGGTGATGTGGATCGCATGCGCGGGGCTTCGGCCCTGCAAGGCGCCGCCCGTATCGTGCTGACCCTCACCAGGATGACGGAAGAGGAAGCGGACGCCCTGGGCATCCCCCAGGAAGAGCGCACCTCATATATTCGGATCGACAACGCAAAAGCCAATTACACCAAGCTCGGCGAGGCCATGTGGTATCGCCTGACCAGCCACCAGATCGCCAATACAGAGAGTGTCGGGGCATGCCTGCCATGGACGCCGCCGGATCGCATCGCAGCATTAACAGGCGCGATGAAGCTTGAAATCCTTCGCTTAATGCTGGAAGCCGGGCCGGAGAAGTGCCGCTCGCACCACCACTCAGCGGACTACGCCCCCAGGTGGATCGCGCCTCAAGTCGGCTGCGATGAGAAGCTAGTGAAGGCGTACCTGGACGCCTGCATCAAAGGCGGTGCGGTCAAGATCGACAAGCAGGTGACGGATGCCAGCGACCGCCACCCCAGGCCAGCTTATGTCGTGGACAGGACAAAATTCTTGGAGATGCAGGCCCCAGCGCGGCCCGTGGACCCCGAAGAGGAGGGCTTCTAATGACCGCGACAGTAAAAAATAAACACGGGTTTACTGGCGCGGTTACTGTCGCAGCCGTTAACAAGGCGGAATGCGACAGTAAAAAGTGCCTAAGGAACTTTACTGTACTGTCGCACGCGTCAGTAAAACTGAGGAAAATGAGGTACTGTCATCTTACTGGTTTCCAGGCAGAAAGCCTGCCCTGGAAAATACCAGTGAGAGGCAAAATAGAGAAAAGAGAAAAATCCTAAAAAAAAAAATAAACAGCGGTATAGGGGTAGCAGGTGAAGAGGTTTTGGATTGAGATGGGATATCGGATTGACAGCCCTGGCGCGGACAGGCCGCGCACCAGTAGGCGCGCCACCCGCTTCGCGGGGGGGCCTGACGGCCCCGCTGGCGCTGCCTACAGGCGCTGCGGAAAGCCAAGGGGGGAGAGGAATTATGGTTAAGCCCGGCAGCCGCCCAGGAGGCAGCAAAGGCGCAGGGAATCGGTTTGAAAAGAAAACGCCTTCGCTTCGCCACATGGCCAACTTGAGGGCAACGCCCCGGCAGGTGGCCGCGTGGCGCAGAGCATGGGAGATCGGACCTGAGATGACATACGTTGGATGGGCAGACCCTCTGCCAATGCCTCCCACAGAGGCCTGTAAGCCGTGTGGGGGCGGCATACGCTTCTGGACGGAGCTTGCCATACCGCACCAGGGCTGGAGGTGCTGCAACTGCCACCCCGCGCCGCCCACCATCAAAATTCGGCATTGGACCATCGATGACCCTGTGGATGCCGCAGAGCGCGATGCCATTGCCGGTGAAGCCCCAGAACGTCACCAGCCATCCAGGGGGGAAGGGGTATGGCTGGATGAACCCGAAACAACCAAGACAGAGGATGATTGGTCATGAGCCAGATTGGACACAACGTAGCCGCTGAACGCCTGATGAGCATCGTTGAGCGGATCGAAAAGCTGGAAGAAGAGCGAAAGGCCCTCCAGGCCGATATCAAGGACATCTACACCGAAGCCAAATCGGCTGGGTACGATGCCAAGGTGCTGCGCATGGTGATCGCCGCCCGGAAGAAAGATCAGGATGAGTTGAGCGAGCAACAAGCCCTGCTGGAAACCTACATGCGGGCGCTGGGGATGCTTGCCGACACCCCGCTGGGCCAAGCCGCCATGGAGGCGCGCTGATGGCCCGCAAAAGCTCGCAGAAGGCCAGCGTGGGGCTTCCCCCACGCGGCCCCATGATCACCACCCAGGCAGAAGCCACCAGCGTTGAGCAAGTCGGCAAAGACTGGATCATCGTGGCCAAGCGCGCGGCAGGCACAGGCGATTGGAAACCCACCATGCCCTACGAGGAATGGAGGGCGTTCCGCGCCATGGTGGATGACGACGCGGCCACCACCACCCAACGCCGTGATCAGACACAAACCGTGCTTCTGGCGCGGCAAAAGGAGGATTAATTATGGATAAAGTGGAAATTTTAAAGCTGGCCTTCTCAAAGGCGACCACAGGCAAAGAAGCCCTTGAATTGGCCCGCGAAATTGATGGCTACCTCACGGGCGGCGACCCGGCGCCAAAGGCGGTGACGGAATCGGCGGACGCCACAATTGCGCCGCAGCCAAAGTCAAAAGTGAAGGCCATCAATTATCGGCGCCGCTGGACGCCATCTGAACTAAAACGCCTTTCACTTTTAATAAAGGATGGCAGAACCATGTGGGAAATAGCCGAAATCATGGGGAGATCGTATAGCGCGATTTATTCCGCAATTGATCGCCTAGACCGAGGTGAATATGTGGTGCCTGCGCTGCCCGAGCTGTTCGAGCAGGTGAACGCTGACACATTTTCAGGCCACACGTCATGATCTTGGGAATTGACCCAGGCTTGAGCGGGGCCATTGCGTGGGTCTCGGAGAACGACGGCCACCTGATCAGGGTGGCCGACATGCCCACCGTTGAGGTCAACGGCAAAAAGAAAGTCAGCCCCCAGATGCTGGTGGCTTTGCTTGAAGACTACGACGACGCAAAAATGGTGGCGATTGAGGATGTCGGCGTTTTTAAAGGGAACGGCGCCGTCAGCATGTTTAATTTTGGGTATTCAGCAGGCATCTTGGCGGGTGTCTGTGCGGGTCTCCGCATGCCCACATCATTCTACCGCCCCTCAGTCTGGAAGCGGGCAGCGGGCGTTCCCGCCGACAAAGGCGCAGCTCGGCAGATGGCCCAACGCCTCTGGCCTGGCTGCCGGGATTTTGATCGCGTGAAAGACGACGGCAGGGCTGAAGCCGCGCTGCTGGCCCGGTGGGTGGCGCTGAAAGGACAAGCAAATGCGTAAACACGCGGACTGGGGCAGCGCCATTCTAGCCCTGCTGCTGATCATAGGGTGCAGTTTTTTTTGTAGCCTTGCGGCGGGAATACTCCTGCTGCTGGCATTCAGCGGATAAAATGGAGATTGATATGAACATTACAGAAGTTATGAACATTACAGAAGTTATGACGGAAGACGAATTTGTGGCCATAGGCATGCGAATCGTGAGACTGTTCCACCCCTTCCAGCCCAGCGACGAGGAATTCCTGGCTATCAGGCTGGCCGATAACGCACCTGATGATCATTTTCTGATGGCCGCGCAACACAGGGATAAAGTCGCTCAGACCGCCATTGAGATTTTCGCACTGTGGTACGCCCGACCGGAGGGCAGCGCGTGAGCCTGCACATAAAACACACGCCGTCAGAGTATATTGACCGCGTGATGAACAGCCCAAAAAGCCTGCGGTATCGCCTGCCCCATCTGCTAGATCGGGCGAAGCAAGACCTCCAATGGAATGATACCCTGGCCTATCAAAAAACCATGATCGCAGTCACCAGAATAGAGCAGGAACTCCACCGGCAAGACGAGATGGTGGAGAAGCTATTGCGAGAAGAGAAGAAAGCCGGATAAGATAAGGCACCCTCCCGATTTTTCACGGAGAGGGCCTCCCAAAGCGACTACCCCGGCGCTATCACCTCCCCGAAGCGCCGGGGGATTTTTCCCCAAAAAAAAATTCAGAAATATGCATTTTATGGCTTGTCGCGCCCTGCGACACCTGCCATAACCATTTCACGGCGCTGATGCCGATGGAGATTAAAAAGATGCTTGATAACCTCACCCTCGCCGACCGCTACCACACGTTGAACGAGCGCCTGAAGGAGCTTGAAGCGGAAGTGAAGGCCGTGCGCGACCAGATCGTGGCCACCGGCCACGAAAAAATCTGCGGCGAATACGCCGACGTTGTGGTCAACCTCTCCGAGCGCAACACCTTTGACGGCAAGCTGGCCCAGTCCTACCTGACCGCCGAGCAAATCGCCGCCTGCACCAAGAAGAGCGTGGTCACCACCGTGCGCGCCAAAGCCAAGACTGCGGAATAAGGATAAAACCCATGAACGTCCCATACAAAACACGCCGTCTGGGCTTCGCGGGTGACCCCCGCGTGCCCTTCGCCTGGGCGGGCTGGAATGATGCCCTGAGCGGCAAGGCTCTGGATTATTACCTGATAGACCGAGCGCCCACCCCAGCCTGCGCACAGGCTTACGAAACAGCCCGCCTGCGCGTCATGGCGCTGCGCAATGCCGGGCTTAGGACGCCGCGCTGGAGCAGTATGAAATCGGTTCCTCCAGCCGTTCACGCCGCGCTGGCAGTGGCCAACAAATTGCAGAGTTTGGCGCAATTCGAAGGGGCGCCATACTGGCCGACAGGATCAAAGTATTGGAGGGAGGCAGCATGACCCCCCGCGACAGTTTTCTTATCAGCGGGTTTTTCGTTGCGCTATTGCTTTGGCTTTTGATTTCCTGAAAGGAATCTTGAAAAATGATTACCACCAGGATCGACACGACCGCAAAAAATCTCGTCCAATTGCTGGATGCGCTGGACCTGCACACCGAAGACTTTGCCGTCATGGCAGGCGTACACCGCGCCACAGCATTCCGATGGATCGGCGCCCAGGCCCCCGTGCCGGTGTCAGTCATCCGCATGTTGGAGCTGATGCTTGAGAAGAAAAATAGGGCAGCATGAGCGCCCCACCTCAGCGCGCCCGCAAACTGAGCGATGAGCAGGTGCGGGAAATCCGCAGCAATCCAGTCCAAGCGCCAGTGCTGGCAAAGCATTATGGCGTCGCTCAAAAGGTAATCTGGAGCATTCGCCACCGCAAAAGCTATCTGCATGTCGAGGATGAACGGCCTCAGTGAAAAAGCGCCCAAAATAAAAATGCATCACGCGCATTTTTACGCTTGACCATGCGGGACCAATGGGCCTATTAAAGTTCATCAGCAAGGGCAATCAAGCCCGGCTGCGAGAGAATAAACCGATGACCAGCAAGGTTTTTCAAATAGCGCAAAACGTAAAAGCAACTCGCATTCAAATGAGTGAACTTGCGCTGCGAGGTTGGAAGTGGTTTGTAATTCGCCCTGACGGTACAATTCACAGCAAGCACCGCAAAGAAACCAGCACTCAAAACAATATTAACGATTACATGCGCCAGCAAGGTTATCGTGTTTGGTGCGCGGCATAAGTGGCCTCGTCATGAACAACCTCCCCGCAAAGCGCGCATTTTTACGCTTGACCATGCGGGACCAATGGGCCTATTAAGGTTCATCAGCAAGGGCAATCAAGCCCGGCTGGCACGGAAGATAGACAGATGAACATCCAATCACCCCGCGCAGTAATCCGGCAGGACGCAAACGAAGTCGTGCTGCAATATAATGACGAATGCACCGGCGAGCGTGCCTCGCGCCGTTTTTGGGTCGCGGAAAATGGCGGCTACATTTACGAAATCACCGGAGCGCATCGCACACAGGTCTGCGGATGCCTCTCAACTCGCGGCTATACGCTTGAAGCAAAAGATGCCGCTGACCTTTTGCGGGTCATCCGCGCCGAATGGCGCGCAGCCCAGCGCGAAGAAAAAGCTTACCAAAAGCGCTGGGGGCGCGCATGACCCCTGACCAATTTCGCGCCGCCCTCGCCGATCTGGGGCTATCCCAGACCGGCTTCGCGCGCCAGGCCATGGTGGCCCCGCGCACCGTCCGGCACTGGTGCGCCGGAACGCGCGCCATACCCGGCCCGGTAATAGCGCTGCTGCAAATGATGGCAAAAGCCCGATGATCGTGGTATGGCAGCCTATCCTCTCAGATAGGAATGGCCATGCCGCGCCCGAAGAAAAATCAACCCGAAGCCGAGACCGCATCCAAATACCGGCGCAAAGGCGTTGACGCTCTCGGCAATCCAATCAAGCCGAAGCCTGTTGGCAGGCCGACCGTTCACACGCCTGAAATCGCAAAAGAGATCATTGACCGCCTGCTGAACGGCGAAAGCTTGGTGCGGATCGCTGAAGATGAGCGGATGCCGTCGCGCGTGACCATCTACAACTGGATGGAGCGCGACCCAGATTTTTGTACAAAGTGCGCGCGGGCAAGAGAAGGTCTCGCGGACTATCTCGTTGATGAGATTGAGAAATTAGCCCGCAGTGCGACCAGAGACAACATTGAAATAGTGAAGCTTCAGATCAGCGTGGCCCAGTGGCGGGCCATGAAGATGGCCCCCAGGCAATACGGCGACCGCCGTACAACTGAGCTGACCGGCAAGGACGGCGGCCCGATCCAGACCGAAAGCCGGGTGGCCATTGACGCCTCAAATCTGGACCCAGAAGCCCGCGAGGCCCTGCGCGCGGCAGCCCTGGCTGCTTTGGACAAAGGCTGATCTGTGTCCCTCATCCGGCTGAATGGCGGCGTCATCGGCGCCCAGGACATCCTGAATGAGCTTGACCGGGTGGAGTGCGAAGAGAGCCTGTACGACTTTCTGATGTCGGGCTGGCAGTACATTGACCCCTCGCCATTTACGCCTGGCTGGGTGATCGAGGCAGTGGCGGAGCATCTGCAAGCCGTCTGTGACGGCGAGATTAGACGCTTGCTGGTCAACATCCCGCCGCGCTGTAGCAAGTCATCCCTGACCTCCGTGGCCTTCCCCGCGTGGGTCTGGGCGCAGCGCCAACGCAGCCCTACCAGCGGCCCTGGCGTCCAATTCCTGCATGCCTCCTACGCCCAAAGCCTGTCACTGCGCGACAGCGTGAAGTGCCGCCGCCTGATCGAATCGCCATGGTATCAGCGCCTGTGGGGCGACCGCTTCCATCTGACCAGTGACCAGAACACCAAGACCCGCTTTGATAACAGCGTAGGCGGCTCGCGCCTCTCCACCTCCGTGGGCTCCGCGCTGACCGGCGAAGGGGGCTCGATCATCGTGGTGGATGACCCCAACGGCGCCCAGGATGCATTTAGCGAGGCGACCATTGCGGCCACAATTGAGTGGTGGGATGGCGCGCTATCCACCCGGCTAAATGATCCGAAAACCGGCGCATTCATCGTGATCCAGCAGCGCCTTTCCGAAGAAGACCTGACCGGCCATATCCTCTCCAAGGATGCCGACCACTGGACGCACCTCTGCCTGCCCATGCGGTATGAACCAGACCGATCATTCGTCACCGGCATCGGCTGGAAAGACCCGCGCGCCGAGCAGGGCGAGCTGCTGTGGCCTGAGCGATTCGGCGAACCTGAAGTGGCTGGCCTTGAAAAGCAAATGGGTCCATGGACCTCCGCAGGGCAATTGCAGCAGCGCCCTGAACCCAAGGGCGGCGGGGTAATCAAGCGCGACTGGTGGCAGCTTTGGGCTGAGGATGCCTATCCGGCCATGGACTATATCGTGGCCAGCCTTGACACTGCGTACACCACCAAGACCGAAAACGACTATTCCGCCATGACTGTCTGGGGCGTGTTCAGCGGCGATGTGGTGGCCCAGGCCGCCAAGACCGAAGACGGAATTGAGCGCAGCTACAGTCAGCAGCACCCGCGCGTGATGCTCATGAACGCATGGGCGGAGCGCCTGGAGCTGCATGACCTGGTTGAGAAGGTGGCCGAAACCTGCCGCCGCATGAAGGTGGATAAGCTGATCATTGAAAACAAGGCCGCCGGGCATTCCGTATCTCAGGAGCTGCGCCGTCTGTTTGGCCACGAGGATTGGGGTGTTCAGCTTCTTGATCCAAAGGGGCAGGACAAGCTCTCCAGGCTGTATTCCGTACAGCACCTTTTTGCCGAAGGCATGGTGTACTCGCCCGACCGATCATGGGCCGATCAGGTGATCACCCAGGTCGGCACCTTCCCAAAGGGAAAGCACGATGACTTGGTCGATACGGTCTCCCAGGCCATCCGCCACATGCGTGACCTTGGCCTGCTGACCCGTGGCCCTGAATGGACCGCAGCCGTGCAGGAGGGTATGCAGCACCAGGGCGCAGGCCCCGCGCCTCTATATCCCGCTTAATCTGTTGCGACCGCGTGGTCATATGTGCAATATGACCCCGTGAGAGGAAGTGATCATGCCGCTCGTCCCTGGCCTTAGCCCGTCCATCCGTGAGCCCGCCCCTGAGGCGCCTGAGCTGCCGCCCGGTGAAGATGTGGTAATCATGGAGGCCGATGAGGTTGCCGATCAGCCGCAGACCGATGACGCTGGAAACATTCTGTCTATTGAGCATCCAGACGGCAGCATCACGGTGCGGATTGACGGGCAGCCCTTGGAGCCTGCTGGCGGCAAGAAAGAAACCAACTGGTTTGACAGTCTCGTTGATCAAATTCCGCAAATGGAATTGAGCAGGATCAGTGAAGACCTGCTGCGTGGAATTCGTGACGACCTTCAAAGCCGAAGCGATTGGATTGAAGACCGCGCCACTGGGCTGAAATTGCTTGGCCTAAAGATTGAAATTCCCAGCCTTGCTGGCGCCGCTGACGGTGCGCCGGTTGAGGGCATGTCCAAGGTGCGGCATCCGCTGCTACTGGAAGCCGTGCTGCGCTTTCAAGCCAATGCGCGGTCTGAGCTGCTGCCGGTTGATGGGCCAGTGAAAATCCGCAACGACGACAACGACCCCAGCCTGGAAGAAGACGAGCTTGCAAACGCGCTGGAGCGCGATCTCAACCACTACCTTACGTCTGTGGCAACCGAGTATTATCCCGACACTGACCGCATGCTGCTGATGCTTGGCTTTGGCGGCACCGCGTTTAAGAAGGTGTATTATTGCCCGCTGCGCAATAGGCCCGTTAGCGAAACGGTTGATGCTGACGATCTGATTGTGAACAACGGCGCGACGGACTTGCAAAACGCCAAGCGTGTCACGCATCGCACGTTCTTAAAGCCAAGCGTGGTAAAGCGCCTGCAAATCCTGGGCGTGTACGATGACGCCGATCTCAGCACACCAAACCAGCACAGCCTTGACAGCCTCCAGCGCGAGGAGAAGGCTCAGGAAGGCGTATCTGCTGATGTCTCGAACCCCGATGATCGGGATCGTGAAATCTATGAGTGCTACTGCGAGCTAAACATTCAGGGCTTCGAGCATACTTACAAGGGCAAAGAAACTGGCCTGGAAATTCCGTATCGCGTGACCATTGATGTATCGTCAAAGAAGATACTTTCGGTGGTGCGTAACTATGATGAAGACACTGCCGAGCTTCCTGAAACCCGCAGCAATTTCGTCAAGTACACCTTCATGCCGGGCTTTGGCTTCTATGACATTGGCCTGCTGCATATCCTGGGCAACACGACCAATGCGGTGACCGCAGCATGGCGCGAGCTGCTTGACGCAGGGATGTATGCCAACTTCCCTGGCTTCCTGTTTGCCGATGCCGGTGCGCGTCAGAACACGAACATCTTCCGTGTGCCTCCTGGCGGCGGCGCCTTGGTGAAAACCAATGGGATGCCGATCCAGCAAGCAATCATGCCGCTGCCGTACAAGGAACCAAGCCAGGCTTTGATGGCCTTGGTGCAGAACATCGTTGAGACTGGGCAGCGCCTTGGCGGCGTGAGCGAGATGATGGTCGGCGAGGGCCGCGCTGACGCGCCTGTCGGAACCACGCTGGCGATGATTGAGCAGGCGCAGAAGATTCTGAATTCCGTGCATAAGCGGATGCACGCTGCCCAGGCGCAGGAATTCCAATTGCTGGCGGAGTGTTTCCGCGAGAACCCTGAGAGTTTCTGGCAGCGCAAGCGCAAGAAAGCTTATCCGTGGGATGAGCAGCGCTTTCTGCAAGCCTTGGACAATGCAGAGCTGGTGCCGCAGGCCGATCCCAACACCGCCAGCCACACGCAGCGCTTGATGAAGATCATGGCGCTGAAGCAGCTTCAGCAGGCGCAGCCGGGGCTATACGACCCCATTGCGATTGATACGGCGGCCTTGCAGGCCATTGGTTGGAACAACCCTCAGCAATTCTTCCTGTCGCCTGAAGCGCAGGGTAAGGCGCCGCCTGAGCTGGAGAAGGCGAAGGCCGAGCTTCAGATTAAGAAGCAGGAAGCCGACACCAGGGCGATGGAGGCTCAGGCGCGGGCGCAGAAGATGCAGGCTGATACGGCGCTGGAGGTTCAAGAGTTCCAGGCCAATCAGGCCATGCATGAGCAGCGTATGGGCTTGGATGTGTCTAAGTTCCAGGTGCAGACGGGCTTGGAAGAGCGGACTGTTGGAGCAAAGACCGATGAAGCTATCGCCCGTGAACGCCTACAGCTCATTGATCTGGCGCAGAACCTTGCAGTGCATCCAGAGAGCGCGCCGGTTGTGGCGCCGCTTGTGCAGCCTGCCTTCCAGGCGGTGACGCAGCGCGAGGAAGAGGAAAGGGCGCGGCGCAATAGTCTGCCGCCGCTGCCAGGTCTTGGTGGAGCGACGCCGCAATGAACCACGATCCGCGCAAGGCTATTCGTCAGGCTATGATGATTGCGCGGCGTCAGGCTGCGTATGGTGGGCAGCAGAGTTATCCTGGGTACATGCCGATCAATCCTCTAACAGGACTGCCGGATAACGAAGCGCAGGACGGTAGTAATGATCCTGGCACACCTGGGCCGCCGGGCGCTCCTAGTACTGGCGACTTTGGGAAAGACGTTGCAGGCTTTGCTGAAGCTGCTGGCCCCGCCCTTGGCGGTATGGCAATTGGCGGGCTCATGGGTGGCCCTGCTGGCGCTGTCATGGGCGGCGTGGCATCGACTATGGCGCAGGGGCTTGCTGAAGCCCTTGGGCTGTCCGCTCCTGCAAGCGCGCCTCCTGGCGGCTTTGCAAGTGTCGCTGGCAATGTCGCGCAGACGCAGATGGGCATGACGCCCACCAGCAACCCTGCGGCTGCATTTGGTGCTGCTTTGACGGGGCCTGCTGCTCCTGCTGATCAGGAGGATGCTGACCAGGGCAAAGCTGAGGCTGCGGCTCAGGCTGCTGCGGATGCTGCGACTTCGGCGGATAATACAAATTCAATGTCAATGGCTGCGACTACTGATGCAGCGGCAGATTCGGATGGAGGAACAAATGGAGATTCTGGTGGCGCTGGTGGTAATGGAGGTGGTGACGGCTTTGCTCGCGGCGGTGATGTAAAGGGCAGCATGGACCCGGCACCAATCACGGCCTACCACACCACATATGAGCCATTTGAAGAGTATGACTGGTCAAAACTTGGGGAGGGGACAGCAGTAAACTCAACAGATGATGACCCTGATTCTTGGGCAATGACGCTGGCAAGGATAGGCCCCTGGGCGCACCAATATCCTTTGAATAAACAAATGGGGTATGGAGTGTCGATGCCTGTTTCTATTTCGGGCAAAGGGAAAGCGTTTGATTCTCTTGATTCTTTGCACGCTGCGGTAAAGAAAACGGGAGGCGTGGAGTCGTTTAGAAAGTTATTGCTTGCCAAGGGATTTGAGCATGTTGCTGTAAAAGATGAAGAGTTTGGCAAAAACAAATCCTATGTTGCATTGCACCCAGGCGCTTTTTCGGTAAAGCGTGGTGGTGACGGCTTTGCTCGCGGCGGTGATGTAAAGGGCAGCATGGACCCGCGCAGCCTGCCGGGCATTCATCTAAGGACCAATCATCGTTTTGCTGACGGCGGCCCGGTGCAGCCGCCGCAGGATGAGAATGTGCGGATTGATGATCCGATCATTGGGTATCATGGCACCCCGCATAAGTTTGATAGTTTTGATCCCAGCAAGATTGGCACGGGTGAGGGCACGCAATTTGAAGGCCACGGCATGTATTTGGCCGAAAAAGAAAATGTGGCGCAGTGGTATAGGGATAATCTGATTTCCCCATATGTAAAACGCGCGCAAGAAGAATCTTTGATCGGCCTTCCTTATGAGTTGCAATCCAAAGCTCATTGGTTGCTGCATAATCAAAAAGCCACCCCTGAATTAACCGCTCAAATATTATCAAATACAAAAGATGCTGAACATCTTGGGCAGGATAAATTGCTTGATTTTTTAAATGAGGCAAAAAAAACAACCCTTCCTACTGGGCATATGTATGAAGTAGCAATTCATGCAAAACCAGAAGACTTCCTTGATTGGGACAAGCCGCTAAGTGAGCAACACCCAAATATTATCTCAAAATTAAAAAACGCGGTTAATGCAAATAAAAATCTTGAAAATTATCTATCTAATCTTGAGAAATACACGGGCGCAGATGTTGTGCGCTTAAAAAATCTTGTGCCTATATCTCTTGTAGAAGATGCGGTGAGAGAAAAAATAAAAGCAGCTCCATCAAGTAATCTTTATTACAAAAATCGTCAGGCCGCGCTTAATAATCCTCTTGAATATGTTGATGATTATACATTGTCCAAGGTTTTGCTTGCTTATGGTATTTCTCCAAACAGCACGGAGAAAACAATAAATGGGCAACAATATTTTGAAGGGAATTTTTCAAAAGCAATTGAAGCCGCTGGTATTCCTGGGGTCCGCTATTTGGATGCTTTCAGCAGAAAAGAACCTTTAATTGGTAGCAGCAACTATGTGGTGTTTCATCCCAAGCATTTAGAAATCAAGCGACGCTATGCCGAAGGCGGTGAGATCACGCCGCCGCGCGACCTGGGGGCTGATCCTGCGGTGCAGCGGGCGATGGATGCCACTGCGCCATTCTCTGTTTCCAATCCTATGGCTGTTTTCCCCAAGCCGCAGCGCATGTGGGAAGGTCAGCGTCCTGGCGGCGCATATCTTTCAATGCCTGCAAAGGAAGACATCACAGGCCATAAGGCAGCACAAGCCGAGATTGGTGTGCAGCCGGGTGGCAAGCCGTACTTCAATGTATCCAAAGATGCTATTGAGCAGACTGGGTCGCCGGGGCGTGGAAGCGCAACGGTAAAAACCAATTTGTTCAAACAAAAGGCTGGTTGGAAATGGTCTCAGGCGCCTGAGGGGCATGAGAATACCAGCACTCTTGTTTCAGTAGAACATCGCGGCAAGCATCACTATGCTTTGAACACTCAATTCCCCAAAGGCGTTGATCTTGCGCGGTATGAAGATGCTCCGTCTGAACCAAGGCTTCGCCCTACTACCAAGGGGAATGTTGAGCTTGGTGAGCAGGTGGGAACAATCTTGGTTCGCGGCAAAGAGCATCCTGTTTATCGCAATGTGATTGTGCGGAATGCTGGCGGCGCTGTTGGCTACGATGATGGCGGTCGCATTGGCAATGACCCCACGGTGCAGCAGGCGCTGGACATCACGCAGCAGGTGCAGCCGACTGCGCCGCAGATGGCGCGGCAGGTTATCACTCAATCACCAAAGCTTGCCGCTACTTTTCAAACTGAAAACCGCCCTAGCGTCATTGTCTCGCCTCGCCCAGGCAAGGTTGGCGGTCCGCCCGTTCAACGTGAGGCGCCCGAAGGAATGCCTGAAGGTTTTATGCAGGAGGAGCGTGAGCCCTGGTCCTTCGCAACCCCCAACATCATCGGGTCCAGCCAGCCACCACCAATTCAGCATCCGGTCTTTAATGAGCCCCGGATGGAAAAGATCACGAATGCCACCAAGCAAATATTCAAAAACAAAGACTTTCATGGGCTTGTGCGTGATTTGACCGGCCTTCAAGGGCTGACAATCAAGCCTACGGTTGGCACATGGAAGAACGAAATGGAGCCTTCGTTCATCCTGTCGCACCCCGATATGACTGATGATCATGCTAAAACATTAGCGCATTTACTTGGTTTTGGTTTCCAACAAGATGCTACCGTTCAAGTAAAACACAACCCAGAAACTGAAGAAGGCATCCCCGCTATGCTTGCGGGATCTGGAAAAAAATTGACCCCAGAGCAGGTGGATGCTATTCATCGGGAAGCCACAAAGCATGGCATGGATTTTACAATTACTGGCGATGGTAAAGCCGCAAAATTTTTGCACTTTGGCGATGAAGAAGACTTGCCCAATTTCATGGGTAAGGTCCAAAGCATTTCAAATGTTGCAAATATTCCAGAGCTTTACACAGCCAGAACAGCAGGAGATTTGATTGATGCGCAAGCCTATCTCAATGGCATATTTCGAGGAGCTGGCGGCAAAGATGGGGATCAAACCGGCGCCGGTAGATCACCCGATCTATTCCGAAGGGTCGTCGATCACGTTCTTGCGCCATACGCCAAAGCGGTCGCAGGGGAAGGCTACCGGCTCTCCCCAGAAAGACTCGCCCAAACCCACGCGCTAACCGACGAAGAGCGTGAACATGTCCGGGGCGCTTTGTACCCTGGCAAAAAGGATGATCGCACCACCATCCCGTTGATGACTGGTGAAGAGCAATTGGATGTGCGGCCCACTGGCGAGCGGGGCCGCGCATCTGTTGGTGACGTATTGTATGCTTTGCAAAACCGGGCCGCAGCAAAAGGGCAAATTGATCCCGGCGATTTTAGCGATAATGCAAAAAAAGACATTGCGCAAAACATTGCGAATGAAGTGGCGTACCACGTTCAGAATTCAGAAAAATCAGCGATTGGCTGGTATGATGATGCGCTGAAGGGTGCGATGTCTCAGTATGCCGGGCGTTTCCCGGAGCTGGAGACTGATCCTCAAAAGCGCATGCTGTTTCATGCAATCCTTGGCATCACTTCCCAAGGCAATGATGTTTACAGCAATTCAATTCACGCCATGCGTCTTTATGATCAAATCCAGAATGGCGGCAAATCACTTCCTGAAGCGGTAGGCAATTTGAAAGGTTCTTTTGGCGATAAGACCCGCGCCATAGAAACCAATTTGCTGAAGCTGCATCATCTCTTGGATAACAACGGATATGCTCGCATGAGCAATCTGTTCAATCAGACCAAGACGGTTGGTGAATGGAACAAAATACTGCGTGAAGACAAAAGCTTGCTTGGTCCTGGTAATGATCAATTAAAAATGCGGGGCGGCTCTGGCCAGAAGGTTACCGGCTGGATGGTGTTTGGCCCCAAGATTGGATCATTCATCAATAACCTGCATGGCGATTATTCCACGCTGACGGCTGATCTTTGGTTTAGCCGCACATGGAATCGCTTACTAGGGCATAATTTCATCCACACACCTTTGGCCGAAGCAAAGCAATACCGCGATTTCCGTGATGCTTTGCGCGCCGAATACTATTCGTCAAATCCAAATGTTGGCGTGTCGCCAATTCCAAAAACCGAGGACGGCAAGCTTGTTTATGACAAGAAGGGCAGGCCAGAACCATGGGAATATGGAAGCGATACTCCTGCTCTAGGTAAGGAAGAATTTGACGATCTTCTTAATGATCCTGACAAAATGCTGAATTTTGCGCAGGACATAACCAAGCGGTACCGCGATAGTCAGTTCAAAGAAAAAAGCGATTTGCGCCGCCGGGCAAAGAATTGGGTTGAAAACCGCGAGCTGCCGGTGGCTGCGCCGCGTGGTGATCTGGAGCGTCAATTCCAGCAAGACACTGTTGAAGAGGCTCAGAGGCTTCTCAAAAAGAAGCACGGCATGAACATCAGCGTTGCCGACATCCAGGCTGCGCTTTGGTTTCATGAGAAAGAGCTTTTCGGCAAGCTTGGGGTTGCCTCTGAGAAGGCTCAACCTGCTGATTATGCCGATGCCGCGCGCCGCACCAATCAATTGATTGACAGTGGCGAATTGTATCGCGTGAAATCGAAAGAGAAAGCCAAGAAGGTAAAACCGCAAGAAGAATTTGCGTCTGGCGGCATGACGCTTCCAATGCGTGATTCTTCTATAATTGATCGCGCGCTTCGGCTAACTTCATCAAACCGGCCTATGTTTGCCTTGGCCGATTTATTTCAAAGGCAACTGCGGGGACGCCCGTGAGCAGCAATCCAACAGTCGAGGTGTGGGGGCGAAAGCTCGTAACCAATGCCACCCCGGCTGCCGGGCAGATCCCTATTGGGAATGGGCAGAATTTTTCCCTTTCCACTCTCACCGCTGGCGCCAATGTCACGATTGATGGCACGACCACGCCTGGGCAAATCACCATATCTGCTAGCGGCGGGCCTGTGGTTGCCGGTTCTACAGGGTATGTGCAGTACAATAACGCTGGCTCATTGGGCGCCAGTGCAAATCTGTTTTGGGATATTGCAAATTCTAGGCTTGGTGTGGGGACAAGTGCGCCTGCTTCCAAGCTGTCTGTTTCAAGCGCTTCCTTCGTTCAGGTTCAGGCAACAACCGGAATTGTAGATTTCCGCATTCAGTCAATTGATGCTTTCTCTGCTGCAGGTTCCGGCACAGTTTCAAACCACGCCTATGCGTTTACTACTAACAATTTAGAACGTATGCGGATTGACACCAGCGGCAACGTGGGGATTGGCACGAGTTCGCCAAGTTATCAGCTTACAATTCAAGGTACAGGTCAAGAGACTGCAAATTTAACAGATGCCGGTAATAAAGGCGGCTCTCTATTTTTGAGAGCTACTGCGGTGGGATCTGGTTCAGGTGGCGCTGTTTTGTTTGGAACAACTTTTGGAAACTTAACTCCTTTTGCAGCGATTAAGGGCCTTATTAGTGACGGCACCACGAACACAATTGGCGACCTTGCATTCTCAACGAGAAACGCTATCGCAGCCACATCTCTTACTGAGCGTATGCGTTTAACTTATGACGGCAACGTGGGGATTGGGACGAGTTCGCCAGCTTATAAATTAGATGTAACTGGTCAAGGTAGGGCGACAACAGGTTTTGCTGTCAGCATAGACGGCTCCACTTTTACCCCATCTGGGTTAAATGCAATCCCTAATTACGGGATGGGTTATATCACCAGCACCTCGCAAACAATAATTAGCGGCTTTGGGGGGATTCCTTTTTACACCAACCAAGCAGAGCGTATGCGCATCGACGGCTTCGGCAACGTGGGGATTGGCACGAGTTCGCCTGTTATTTATGGGCTGTCTGTTGCTAAGGCGTCTGGAGGCGCTGGCCTGCGAGTTTCTTCAGGGGCTAATAATTCTGACTTTGTAATGAGTGGAACCGATTTATATATAGCAAATAATGTAGCGGGAACAATTCAATTTTATATTAACTCCGCCGAACGCGTGCGCATTGACAGCAACGGAAATGTTCAGATTAACACGACTAACGCGGCTGCCACTGGAGCAACTTGCCGCTTTACAATCCAAGATGGAGCCACTTATTTACCGTTTGGCATTAATAACAATGCTGCTGGAACTGGTGCTAGTAACGTTGCACTTTTTGCAAGAAATGGAACAGGTACAGGGACTATTTCAGTTACCGGCACTACTACAGCCTACAACACCTCCTCAGATTACCGTCTGAAGCATGACGTTCAGCCCATGCTTTCTGGGCTTTCAACAATCGCTGCGCTCAAGCCATCGACCTATAAGTGGAATGCTGACAACAGCCCCGGCGAAGGCTTCATTGCTCACGAATTGCAGGCGGTAATTCCGCAAGCTGTGATCGGCGAAAAAGATGCCGTGAACGATGATGGTTCCATCAAGTCTCAGGGCGTTGATTACAGCAAGATCGTGGTTCACCTTGTTGTGGCCATTCAAGAATTGTCGGCTAAAGTTGCCGTATTGGAAGGGAAACAATGAAACTCGAACTCACCATCAACGAGATCAACATGATCCTGCAAGCGTTGGGCAATGCGCTTTCTGATGATTGACAAAATGGTTGCCCTTCAAATGTCGGTTCAGTACAATTCAGGAAACTTGAGGTAAGCCATGGCACAGACAGGTTACACCCCGATCCAGTTGTATCGCTCGACCACTGCGAGTGCGGCGCCTACTGGCGCCAATTTGGCGGCCGGCGAGCTTGCCATAAACACGACTGACGAGAAGCTCTACTTCAAGAATGCCGCTGGCACTGTGAAGCTTCTTGCGGCGAATGTTACCCCTGTCGCCAATGGCGGCACTGGCTTAACCACAACACCGACCAATGGCCAGATTGACATTGGCAATGGCGCCGGCTTTTCCCGCGCCACGCTGACTGCAGGCTCCAATGTGACGATTACCAACGGTGCCGGAAGTATTACAATTGCTGCTTCCGGCACTGTCACTAGTGTTGGCGTATCCGGCGGCACCACCGGCCTGACCACTTCGGGCGGCCCTGTTACCGGCAGCGGCACGATCACATTGGCTGGCACCTTGGCGGTGACCAATGGCGGCACTGGCTTAACGACAACGCCCAGTAACGGCCAGATTGACATTGGCAATGGCACCGGCTTTTCGCGCGCCACGCTGACTGCTGGTTCGGGCATCTCGATCACCAATGGTGCCGGCAGTATTACAATTGCTGCGACCGCTCAACAGCCCTTTGCCCCTGGAACAATAATTGTTTTTGGCCAAACTGCTGCGCCAACCGGATGGACCAAGATTACCACCTACGATAATGCCGCCTTGAGGATTGTAAGTGG